GCGACCACCGAGATCTACACTCTTTCCCTACACGACGCTCTTCCGATCTGGGGGGTACTATAATACCATTGTAAATGTGCATTCCCCCACCAACCACATTAAGTGATAACAAATATCACATAAGAAGTAATAAATACATCATAACAATGTTCAAATAATGAACAAAGCACACTAATAAATTCGACAAATATTCTGCATAAAATGTCGATAAAAACTTACAAATATTTATCCAAAATCTATTGCAAAAACTAACCAAATATCATATAATAAAATCATAGAAAAGGTATTACAAAAATCTAACTACAAAATCATACTCCAGTTAGATTAAGGAGATGTATTCTAACAGTATAATTTAAATAAAAGGAGATTGAGAATTTATGAGCAAAGAAAATGAGATTTTATGGTTAACTTACAAGTTGTTTTGTCATAATAGAGGTTTAGTGGAGGGTAATTTAAAAACATTAGAAGAATTTATGGTTTATAGAAAATATTTTTATAAGGAGGATAATAAATAATGAGAGAAGTTGAAGAAAAAATCTTAAAAGGATTAAAGGGTGATATTAAATCATTAAAGAGAGCAGGACACACTATAGATGATATAATAGAATGTTTAATTATATTCAAAGAATATAGTAACGATAACACAGAAGAGTATAAAAATAAAATAGATGAACTTATAAAGGAGTTATAAAAATGAAAAATCAAATAACAATATTTTATAAAAAATCTAGAGAGAAAGAATTTATATTAAAAAGAGTATTAATACAAGATGACGATGTATACACATTAGTTTCTTATTGGTCAAATGGAAAAGAAGTAAAAGCTTATAAAAGTAATTTAAGATTATCACAAACTCAAGTAAATAAATATTTACTTCAATGTAGAAAAGATAAACATTTTAGTCATATAGAAAATCAATTTGTAATGTGAGGTGTTTTAATGAAGCTTAATCATCATGATTATGAGTTAATAATACTAGGATTATCTTATTTACAATTACATTTACAAAAACAATATGAAAATGAAAAAAACAAAACAAAGAAAGATAAAATATATTATGAGCATATAGAGATAAGTAGATTAAGTGATATAATAACTAAACAATTTATAGGGGGTAAATAATATGTATCATTGTGAGAATTGTGGAAGGGAAATAAGTGATTGGGAATATTACGTTTATGACCATAAATGTGATTATTGTAGATGGGTTGAAAATAATGAAAGTGAGAGTGATGAAAATGAGTAAAACACTTTTTGCTAGTTTAACAAATGAAATACTAAATGATTTAGGGTATAAAATGCTAATAGTTGAATTTAACGACGACTCAATAGCAAATGTAAAATACACAAACGATGGCTCAATAGTAAATAATTTTTTTGTAGCCTATAGATATATGAAACTTGCTAATTTAAGGAATAAAATAATAAGTGAGGTATTTTAATATGAATGATAGAGAATTAAGTTATATATTATTATCTAATAAATGTGGTAAAGTATTAGCAAATGGTAATTTATACCCAAAAGATGTATTTAATATTGCATATGATTATTTATTTAATGGTTGTAAATCAAGACATGATTATGAGTATCTTGTAACATTTTTATTTGAGAATAATTGGGTTAGAGAGGAGTTATTAAAATGATTGATGAAATTACTTATAAAATAGATTTAGCAATAGAGGAAATGAGTGAATTAATACAAGCTTTGAGCAAACACAAAAGATTACTACAAGAAGATAAAACATTAAGAATTGATAAATCAGAAGTAAGAGAAAACATAAAAGAAGAAATTGCTGATGTTAATATAGTTTTAATTGATTTAAAAAATATGTATTTTGAAAACAATTTAGAAATAGTAAAATTTATAAGTAAAAAGATAGAAAGAAGAGATGAATTGCTAAATAAATAATAAATAGGAGGAAATTATTTCCTCCTGTATTTCAATTTAATTACATATAATTTATAAATAGTCATATGGGGGAATGGTTTATGAATTTAAATAGAATAAAGAAAAATATAATAAACAGGGATTGGGAAACTAAATCTAAAAAAACAAATATAAAATATATAAAACAAAAACTTAATCAATTTAATTTACCTATTCCAAAATATCTTAATAATGGAAGATTAACAACAAAGGAAATAAAGAGCAATACTAATAAATTATTAAAAGCTATTGAAAAGCAGTTAGATATAAATAGAAAAACAATAAATGAAACAAGCTATAATAATGTCATGAAAACTCTACAAAAAGCAGCTGAAAAGCATAATAAATTAGTTTATAAGAAGCTTGGATATTTAGTAAATAAATATAATATGAATGAAAACCAATTAAATTATATGATTGGTATGGATGTTAATGTTAAAGGATATAAACATGATGATAAATATACATTTAGCAGAACTAACTCACAATTTCAAATAATTGATTTAGAAAATTTTTATGCTAGTGATATAGAAGGGATTAGGAATAGAATTAAACAAATAAATAAACTAAATGAAAGATTAACTAATAGAAATATAGATAAAGAAGTTAAATATTCATTAGAAGCAAAAGCAAAAATAGAAGAGATATTAAGAGAATATGTACAAGAAGGCTATATGAGTAGTGCAGAAGCGGAAAACATTATTACTATATTTAATAATTTAAATGGTTTACAACAGGAATTTTTTTATAAAATGGTAGTTTCAAGTTTTTCTAAGAAAAAATATATAATAGCTGATGATGAATTAGAAAGTTTTCAAATAAATTTAAAAAATAAATGGAATACATTACTAAATAAAGCAAGTGAATTATAGGAGGGTTATATGGATATTAATAAAGTTTTAGAGAATAGAAAAAATAATTTAAATAAACATATGAAAAAAATTAAAGATATTAAATTTAAAAAGAATGATGTTCTTGTATTTGATATTGAAGCCTGTGCAATTAAAAATCACACAGAAATGTTAACTTATTCTATTGCTTGTATTAGTTGTTATGATGATAATGATGTAATGTACTGGACAAATGATGTTGATGAATTTCTTGACACTTTATTATTAAGTAAAGCTAAAACTATTAAAATTTATGCTCATAATTGCTTATATGATGTAAAACCATTTTTATTAAAATACGTTGAAAAATATGGTAATAATGAATGTAAAGTAAAAACTTATACTAAAAAAGAATATGATAAATATAACAATGAACAAGTTGAAGTAAAATATAGAAGTTATAAACAGGAAGAAATTAAACCTTTTGAATATAAATTAGGAATGAAAGATGGTATATTCTATTCATTAACAATACAATCTGATACAACTAAAATTGAGTTTTTAGATTCATATAAGATAATACCAAATTCATTACAAAAAGCTTGTTCTAGCTTTTTAGGACTTGAATTAAGTAAAGATGGTTTAGATTATAAAAAAGAAAGAAGATTAGAAGATGAATTAACTACCGAAGAATTAAATTATGTATATGATGATGTATTTGCTTTAAAGTATCTTATAAAGTTTTGTTGTATAGATGGATTTGATGTAAATGGAAAACATGTACAATTTACAAAGCTAACTAATTCAGCGCAATCAATGTATGATTATAAATTAACATTATTAGAGGATTATGAAAATAAAACAAACTGTTTTTCTAATTCTGAATTTTATAATTATGTTGAGGAAAGATTAACAGGAACAAATTTTAATTCTACTAAAAATTTTGAAGAAAGATTAAATATATTATTTGAAGCAGTTTACCCTGTTCAATCTTGTTTTATGGATAATTGGGAAAGATTATCATACTATGGAGGTTTATGTACTCCACATTATGAAAATGTTAAGAAGTTTAGTAAATCAAAAAATAAATGTGGTAAGGTGTATGATGTTAATAGCTTATACCCTTCAAGAATGGAAGCAGAACTATTACCATACGGTGAAGGTCATTATTTTAGTAAACCATACGTTAAAATGAATGATGAATATAAAAAAGATTTTCCGCTTTATATTCAAGAATTAACAATACATGATTTAGAAGTAAAAAACGATAAAATGTTTTGGTTACAAGTAAAAGGAAACGAATTTTTTAATGGTAGAGAGATATTAAAAAATAATATAGATAAAAATGGTAATAAAATAGATTTACATTTAAGGTTATGCAATCCATTGCTAGACTTATTATTCGAATGTTATAATGTAAAATCTTATACACTAGGTGGTCACATAGCTTTCAGAGGTAGTTACAAATTATTTGATAATTACTTGAAGTTTTGGAAAGAAGTAAAGCAAACTTCTAAAGGTGCTAAAAGAGAAGTTGCTAAGCTAAGACAAAATGGTCTTTATGGTAAATTTGGAATGAGCGGTGATAATGAAATAACAATTTTTATTAATAATGATGGAATTTTTACTATTGAGCATACTGGTGAAACATATGTAAGTAATGCAATATATTTACCAATGGCAACTTTTATAACCTCATACGCTAAATGTTATTTAGTTAGGGCAATAAATCAAAATTATGATAGATTTATGTATTGTGATACTGATAGCATACATTTATTTGGTAATGAAGTTGCTAACGGTATAGAGGTTGATAGTAAAAAATATGGAGCATGGGATAATGAAATGGATTTTACTGATTTTAAATATTTATCACCAAAGCGTTACGCTGAAAAAGAAATTAAAACAGGTAAATGGACAATTAAATGTTGTGGTCTTACTGATAAGATAATGAAAAATGTAAATGATATAGATATCTTTGACTATTGCGAATATAATAGTAAAGAATTAAAAAAATTAATAAAAGATGAAAAGATTTATAAAATAGATAATGAAGATGATGTTTATTACTATAAAGATAAAGAATGTACAAAAAAGATAAAAGGTTTATTTAAATCCAAAAAATCAAAAATAGTAAAATATGGAACAGATATACAAGAGCAACCATATATGATTACTAAAAATAATTATATTTAAGAGGTGTTAAAATGAGTTTTGAAGAATATTTAAAAACCTATGGTACAGAATACATTGAAGCTATTTGTTATAAATTTTATATATATTATAATATTAAAAGTATAAAAGTTTATGATTTTAATGACTTTGTACAAGATTGCATTACTTATTTGTTTAGTCAATGGGAAAAATGGAATTCTGAGAAAGCTTCAATTAATACATTTATTTATTTAGTAATTAAAAACTATTCCTATAAAATTTTAAGAAATTCAAATGCTAAAAAAAGAGTAGGTTCAAAAAATGAATATAGTCTTGATTATGAAATTGAGGGTAATTCAAATAAAACAATGAAAGCTTGTAATGTTTATAATGAATTAAGTTGTAATTTATATAATAGTGATGATGAATATAAACATTTAGTGGATTATTGTTGTAGTCAAATAAAAAATGATAAACATAAGTTATTATTCAAAATGTATTTAAATGGTTACTCTTATGAAGAAATAGGGAAAGTTATTAATATGAAAACTATTAATGTTAATTCAACTTGTCAAAGAATAAGAAGAAAATTTAAAGAGGGGTATTATAGAGCAATATAAAGGGGGATTGAATATATGAGTAATAATGAATTTGTAATGAAATATTATAAAGATATAAAAAATGCTTGTTATAAATATTATAAAATAACAAATTATTATATAGATTTTGATGACTTTTTTCAAGATGTTTTAACACATATGCTTTCTAATAAGGAATATGATGAAAATTTAAACGTTAAACCATTCACTTTTATTTGTTGCGTTGTTAAAAATTACGCTTTACAAGTAAAACTGAAATTTCAAACTAAAAAAAGACAAATAGAACATGGTAAATTACTTTCAATAGATTATATAAATGATGATGATGGATTTAAAGAAAGCAACTTGGCTATTTATGAAGAAGATAATACAGTTTTTATAACAAATGATATTATTGAAAAAATAAAAGAAAAGTTATCACCTAAACAATTAATATATTTTGATTATATGTTACAAGAATATAAGCCACGTGAAGTTGCAGCAATAACTGGTGATAGTGGAAATAAGGCAATAAAACAATATGTGTTTATAAGGAAAAAAGTAAAAGCATTATTGAATTATTATAATATAATAATAAAATAAATAAGGACAGGCATTGCCTGTCTTATCTTATTCCAAGTAACCTGAATATATCGTACATTGTAGACTTTACAAATTGATTTGAAAATCTAATTTGACCAACTTGAAAAGCCTTAATGCAATTATTGAAAAATGGATAATTAGTTAATTTAGTTTTTAAGAAACTATTTTCAGTATGGTCGCTTTGAGTTAAACTAAAATTTAAAGTTGTTTCTATTATTTTTTCATTACAATAATAGTTACCATTTGTTTTATGTAACCATATTTGTACTTTTTTCTCTTCTAAAGTTATTGAACAAACTGGAATACATTCTTTCAATGGATAAACTTCAATAAATGAATTATTATCTAATAATGATTTGTTATCTATGGCATAATCACTATAATGAGTATCTTTAAATAATATACCAAACTTTGTTAACTTCATTTCTTGTATGAAGTCATCTGATGTACTCATTTCTAATACTAGCTCTCCGTCTTTTGCTAAAGTAAACCTTTCATTTGCTTTAGGTTTTAAATCAAAGTAAGAAAAATAAGGATTAACCATTGAAATATTATTAGCTAATAGAAACACTCTGCAATCATTTCTTTTTCTAATTACTGTACTCATTAATTCTGCAAATATAGTAACTTCACCTTTAATATATTGTTGACTACCTCCACCTATTACAAATTCATCATAGCACATTAGCGTAACGTTAGGAAATGGAACGGATTTAAGATTTAAAGAAGTAGATAAAGCAACAAAGTAACCCATTAGTTTACCGTCACAATAAGCATTTTTACCCTTAACTTGAAATTTATGTGAAGGGTATTTTTCTTGTATATCTGAAAAAAATAATTCTATTTTCTCTTTGGATATATCTGTTTTGTACCTTCTTATATACATAAATTGTTTACCATTTTTAAGATAATTTTTTATAGCCATATCTTTAAATCCATACGTTTTACCAAATCCTCTGTTGGTCATAATAATATTCATTAAAGCGTTATAACTTCTTATTTTATCATAATTATAATATGTCATTTATTCCTCCTTAATTATTGCAAAATAACCTTTACTTTGTAACTCTTTTTGTAATGTTATTGCATTATTTTTATTTTTAAATGCTCCAAGTTGTACTTTATATAATTTATTGCTATTATTAATTGTTTCAGTTGTAGAAGAAATATAAGATTTTCCTGTTATTGCTTTTATTATTGAAGAAGCTATTTTATCAAAATTCATTCTATAAATATCAACATCAGCTTGACTATCACAAAAACATACTTCAATTAATATTGACGGTTTTGATGTGTGTTTTAAAAAGTAAAGATTGGTTCTTTCTTTCCCTCCTCTATTTTTTAGTCCACTAGCTTCTGATATTGATTTACTAACATTATTGGCTATTTCCTTTTGAGAGTAATAACACACTTCTACTCCCATCGGTTTGGTAGTATGTTGATAAGCATTAAAGTGAATACTAACATCAATACCATCTTTAAATCGATTATGCCAATTAACTATATTAGCTAAATTTTGAGAAGATGAAGAAGCAGTATCATGGTATTTATAAACTTCAACTCCAATTGATTTACACATTTCATAAATTCTATCAACTAATTTTCTAGCTTCTGTCACTTCATTTATTATATCACTTGCACCCTGGCAATTTATAGAATGACCACTTGAAATATTTATTTGATTATACATTTTAATACCTCCTATTATATAAGGGGATTAAATCCCCTTTATTATTTATCATTATCTACACAAATTTCGTCTAATTTGTTTTCAATGTATTCTAGTCTTTTATTGTTATTAATTAAATTTTCGTTAACTTTATCCATTACAACTGTAAAGTTATTTATTGTTTCTATATATTTTTCTTCACGTTTTTGATTTTCTTCTCTTTGTGCTTCAATCATCTTATTAATAAAATAAGCACAAGCTATCACACAAATAATTGGAAATCCTAAAGTTGTAATTGCTGATGTAATTTCTTCAATACCCATATATAAAACCTACTTTCTATTAAATATTTGCATGGCCCTCTGCATTAAAAGTCACATCTGTAGTACCTATTTTATAAGTACCATTTTTTAAAAATATACCTTGGTCATCTACATAAAAGTTGTGTCCACTAGTAGAAACCCATTGATTACATTTAATAGAACCATCACTATTAAGTGCATAGGCTTGTTCACTAATAGCATAACACCATCCATCACCCACAGGTAATTGCTTATACCAATCTTTTATAATATACTTTTTATTACCATTACATATAATACCATTTTCTACCATATCCCCTGCACTATCTATATAAACTTTTTTATCAGCATAGTCTAGAAATTTATCACCTAGTTTATTTTCTACCATTGAAGCAGTAACAAATATTCCACCATCAGTTATTAATATACAACCTGATATTGAAGTAACAGGGTCATACTTATATATTTTTGTTAAAGTAGAGGCCTTATAATGTTCTATATTAGTAGAATTTATATAACTATAAAATGCAGTTTTTGCTCTAATTGAATTTATCCATGTTAAATTTATAACATCATTACCACCATGATGACTAATTTGTAAATGGTCTACATTATTTATAGTATTACCATAATTGTTATATGCAACTTGGGAAGGGCAATCACCTTGTAATAGTACCTTTGTACTTCCATTAGTATATAGACACATTAAACTTTCATAATTATAGTCATAAACAGAATAATCAGTATTTGCTGATTTATCAGATAAAGGGTATGGAGCAGTGTTCATTAATTTAATTTTTTCGTTATCATTTATATAAATTGTTGTATCTTCTGTTAATGAATAATATTTAATATTTAATTGTTTAATTCTTGCAACAAAACCATCATAAAGAGATTTTGTGTTCCATCCTATTTCCTTAGCTGATAAAGTCCATGTTATTGGTTTAAAATAAACATTATCAACTATAAAATTATCAAATACCATATTATAACCACCTACATGGTCGCTATGAAAATGAGTAATTATAAAATGATTAATTTTTGTAACACCTAATGCTTTTAATCTATTATATATAGTTCCACTAGAGAAAGTTTCTCCACAATCCACTAATACAATTTCACCGTTCATACATTTAAATAATACACTTAATTCATCAGGAGAACTATTTATATAATGTAATTCAGAACATCTGTTCATACCTTTAATTATATTATCAATTTCTAATTTTTTTGCTTGTAACTCATTATTTACTTTTTCTTGAAATGTATCTACTTTTGTATTCAAATCATTAAAAACATTACCGTTAATAATAGCGTCTAGTGTTCCGTCATCTTTCCAAGCTAGAAGTATACCTATAACTATATCATTTAATCCTTGTCCTTTTAACCAATCTAAATAGTTAAAACTTTCATTTGATTGTGTAATAACCTCGTCCATTTTTTGTGCTAATTTACATATAAGCTCATTTAATGTAAAATCGTTAAAGTCATAAACTGAATTTATAAAACCATGTGCAAATTTATCAATCATTTTTTAAACCTCCTTGGTTAAACATTTCTATTTTGGATTGAATCTTTTAAACTTTCAAGTTCTTTTTTAAATTTGTTCCCCAACACCTCATCAATATACTTAATTTGAGAAATTTTCTTTTCTATTTCCTCTAATTTTCTATAAAGTTCTTTTATAGAACATAAATCATTTTCATTTTGTTCCTTTAAATTTTCTATATCAACTTCATGCTTATTAATATCAATAGACATTTTATCATCCTCCTTTATTTTACTATATAACAAAAAAGTTGTACAAAAAGTACAACTTTACTAAAAAATTTGCATAAATAAGTCGTTACATTCTTCAAAAATCATTAAATCAATATTTAATATTGTTTCTCTCCATTTAGTTAATAATTCTGCTGATGATGTAATACCTATATTACCTTGGCTAGTTAATGTATATTCTTCTTTACTATTTCCATTACTTTCACCACTAGATGTCGAATTACTTGTACCATTATCTTTTTGAGCACTATCCATAAACTTGTCTATTTTTTGACTATTAGCTATTAAACTAGGTGTTAATTGTCCTGCGGTTGAAAGGCTATTACTTGATACATTACTTTCTTGATTAGAATTACTATTTGAAGTTAATTCTCTTACATAACTTTCTTTTAAATCTTTGTTTAACATAAAGTCAATTCCCTTAGTTCTTATTTCTGTTTCATATAGTTGTTTATAATAAGGGAATATATCATTTAGTTTACTCATTAATCTTTGCTTAAACATTCCAATAGTGTCAAAACCAATTTCGTAAAACATAAAATGTTGATAAAACTTTTCTTCAAACCAAGGTTTTAAATCATTATTATAAAGATTATATGGAAAATCAAATAGATTAAAGTTTTCATCTTCATATAAATATCTTAATTCTAAAGTATATTTACTCATCATATTCACCTACTTTATTCATTTCACCAGGTCCATCAGTAATACCAGGGTCTGCATTTTCATAACTATCAGAAAGCTCTGGAAAAGTAAGATTTGACACTCTATTTATATTTTTTTCATGATTATAATTTTGAAGAACTTCAGTTTCATTTAAAGCTTTATTATAATATCTAAAAGAACCAATAGACATAACTGGTATGTCACCTACATTTTTGTAACCAAAATATAAACCATCAGTATAATAAGAATTATTGTTATCATAAGATAATAAAGTTTTAGTATATGATTCTACACCATTAACATAAATTTTACAATTAGCATTTCCATCAATAGAAAAAACTAAATGATTCCATTCTTGAGTTTTCTTTAAGCATCTTATAGCAAGTCTATTATTCATGTCTTTATTCAATAAATAGACAAATGTGTTGCTACCATAATTACCTAAATTAGATTTTATAGAAAAAGGCGTAGGATTATATTTACCTATAGTAAAAATTGATTTCCAATATTTATTATAACTGCCACATTTAAAAACTATTTCTATAGTAGTATTTTTAATTGACTTTTTAATCGTTGTACCTAGTTCACTTTCTCCATTACCATAAAGTAAATACCCATCATTTGTATCAACACAATTAGTACCATAAGTAACAGTACCACTTACAACATTAAATTTTTTACCATTTATACTATCATAAAAACCATCAAAACTATCAGCAGATGTTTTTCCATAAGCATCACAACATATTACTAAATTATCTGTAACATAGCCGACACTTGGTTCTACTGGTGTATCACCTCCACCACTCCAACTACACCATAATTCACTACCTTTATATAGTTTGTTTATTTTTGTATTTCCAATATAAGGTTGTTTCATTTTTATCCCTCCTTTATAAAGTATAATGTATTATTATCCTTCGAAGTAATACTGTCATATTGAGATTGAGTGCCAGTCCATATAATAAAGGAATTTGAAGAACCAGTTACTAAGTTGGACGGAACAGTTGGAATTGTAGGTTTATTACTTAAATCATTATATGAACCCGAAATTGCCACAGTCGAAAGAGTAGGCTTATTTAATATATATGCGTCACTTGATGTATTAGTTTCGTTCCAATTTGATTGAACATTTTTTTCTGCATTACTTGGAGCATGAGTTGATTGACTATGATTATAAGATGTAGTAAGTTGTTGCTCTTGTGTTGTTGTTAATCCCGAACCAGTTCCGCTTAAAGTTGGATAATCAGGTAAAGTTATCAAACCGTTAGATTGTGTATAAGTAGAACCATTAACTCTTATTTGAGTTGTTAAACCATCATTACCTTTATCACCTTTATCACCTTTATTCCCTTTTTCTCCTTTTTCTCCACGTTCTCCTTTATCCCCTTTGTTTCCTTTGTCTCCTTTTAATTCGCTTTTATGTGTTGTAACATAATTACTAACTATATTTTGTACTTGATTTTCAGTTAATCCACCACCACTAACTACAAGATTTTTAATTTTACTTTCTAACATTTTAAAATAGTTTCTATATTCTGATTTTTGTTGTTCATGCTCTTTTTCTATACTTTCAAGTTCTTTTTTAAGTAATTTGTAATTATTAAAATCTAATTTATTTTGGTCATATAATTCATCAATCGCTTGTAAAAACTCTTCATAACTATTCATTCTTATTACCCTCCTTTTCTAGTTCTAACTTTTGATTTTCTTTTGCTTCCTCATTTAAGTTAACAACTTTAACATTCCATCCGAATTTTTTATTTAATTGTTCACATGCTAATTTTCTTTGCCTATACATTAATTCTACATTTCTATCAATAAAATCATTGTTTGAGTTAACTTCATCGACTAGTAATCTTTCTTTCTTTTCAAAGTTGTTGTTAAGACCATGGAATGATAATATTTCTCTTTCCAGTTCGTATTTATATTCGTTTAACTTATCAGCAATATAAGGTGTATTTAAAGTTAATACTTCTACGTTGCCTATTTGGTCTTTAGAACCTAAAATATATGGCTCACCATTTAACACTTTTTGAAACATTGTTTCCATTGTCTTTTTATTATTCGGAGTTGTATTAACAAACCAAGGGAATTTTTGCTGATTTATATTAACTCTAATACAATTTTCTACTTCAAACATACGTTGTGCATAATCAAAAATATATTGCTCATTACCTATTGCTAAATCATTATTTAAAATAAGTTGACATTTATCTTTATCTTCACGCATATATTTAAAAGTTTTTATATAATTGAAACCGCAACTTATTACCTCTGTTGGTACATTATTAACATTCATATATGCTCCATAATTACAAGGAACTGATATAAATCCCATATCTTCATCATTTACTATTAAACATAAACCATAATTAAATAATGAATTTTCTATATGTCTACTTTCAATAGTTTCAGGTAAACCCTCCCATCTAAACATATTAAGTGATAGCATTTTATACTTATTATAAATAAGATTTAATCTATAATTATTTTCAATTATTCTTTTTCTATCATCATGTTTCATTTTTATACCTCCATATTATTGACATTATAATCCAATGGTTCTGCTCCATTATCTATATGCCATATTGTTGTACCTCTGTTAAATATCTCTTTTATTTCTTCCAAATGTATTAATGGAACTTTAGCAGTTGCAATATTGCAACTATTAGTTTTAACAAAGTTATAATATTTTCTACTATTAATATAATTACCTAACTTTCCATATTCATTATATTTATACCCATATCTTTCAAAATACATACTTATTTGAAACTTTGTTTTTGCTTTAGGTTCATATTTTATAATATCTATTTTTTGGTTAGAATTAACAAGATTAAACAATGTATCATTTCCACTTGTTTTAATTGAATTAGGGGTATTTATCATATCTGTTATTTTTGCTTGCGCCATTGTATTTATTTCATATTCAGTTAATTTTGCATTTTCATTTAGTTGATTTTGTGTTAATTGTGATTGCATATTATTTACTTGATTATTAAGTCCATAATTTAAGCCAGTACCAAAAGCACCTTGTAAAGCTCCACCGAAGTTACCCCCAAGTAAATTACCAATAACATTCCAACCACCATTTATTAAACTTACATTATTTTGAGCCCTATTTATATTATATTGTAATGAATTACTTGCTAATCCCTGTTGTAATGTTTTATCATTTTCAAGCATTGCATTAATATTTCCCTGTGTAAAACTTGCCATTGAATTTGATATAAATTGTGAATAAATAGAAGATGTAACAGGTAACATCAATGGATTTGTATTTGACATACCCTCTAAATTACCTCTATCATCACCTTTATATTTGTCTACAAATATATTATATTTACTTTCGGCTGATAAAGGAGTCGTTCTAACTTTTACCCTAATTTTATTATCAAGACTATTAACAAATTGTGGTTTTATAAGCAATGGAGGATTAACATAATCTGTAATTAAATAATAAGTATAAGGGTACATTTCAAGTTTAGGGTCAAACGGATATTCTTGACTAATATAATCATTTTTAGAAGAAAATAAATTAATATTACCAAGCTCCTTTTCTATATTATCAAAACTTTCTATTCTATAACATTTAGGAATACCACCATCGGGAATACCATATTTATCAGAATTAAATGTACACTCTACTACTGAATTAATATCTGCTTCTTCTATAAATGGATTAAAAGTTAAACTTTGTATGGTGTCAACAAACCCTAAATAAGTTGCCGAATTAATTTTATTTCTAGGAATAAGGTAATAATAAAATCCAATTGGTAAATTATAAATTGTACTTGTTTTTCTTTCATCTCCTACGGTTGTAGCCATATTTAATCCTCCTTAATCTCCTAATAAATTTCTAAACATATATTGTTCATTTGGTGTTCTGTCATTTTCCATTATATTAGTTCCTGTTTGTTTTGCTTCAATTACATGAATTGAACCATCATCATTATGTGATAAAAACATTACTACGTGTCCATTATCTCCATATCCTCTTGTAAAAACTAAATCCCCTGGCCTTGCTCCTGCTTTAGTTGTTAATTTACCTTCTTTTATTTGTGTATAAGTTGTTCGTGATATTTTAATACCATTATCATTATATGCCCATTGAATAAGTCCGGAGCAATCTGTACCACTATCTGAGCCTAAAGGTGTGTAATTACCACCGTAAACATATGGTTTTCCTAATAATTTTTTAGCAGAATTTACTATATTTTGTCTGATTGCTGATACATCTGGAGCAGTATAAATATATCTTTCAGGAACATAACCTTTTCCGCCATTTTCTGAAACTGAACCACCACTTAAATTTTGAATAGGCAATTTAGGTCTATAATTATTTAAAAATACATCAGCTTCACGACTTCTTCTATCTCTTAATCCTTCTTCAAATTGTGAGCCAGGCATTATAATTGTAGTTCTCCACACTTCGGCAATACTTTCATCAGTATCACCATTTACGAATTTAGTCCATATAGGTTGGCTAGTTAATTTTCCAGTATTGTAATAGAAGCAACAAAAAGCATCAAAATGACATTGTTTTACTGTACTTAAATCTCTTCCACATTGTTTTATTTTAGTTAATACATAATTAGCATAATTATTGTCAAGACTATTAGAAAATACTATTGAAGCCTGTTCCTCTGTACATTGTGGAGCAAGTTGGTTATAATGTTCAGGGTCATATTCTGAAGTAGTTCCGTAACCTATTGTCATTGTTCCGTCACCTAAATTATAAGCTTTAGAACTAAACCCTTCTACTGATTTTATAAATACAAAACCATCCTCTGATACAAGACCCTTTTTCCATAATGTACCCGAAGAACTTGAACCACCCGAAGAACTTGAACCACCAGTCTTACTAGATAAAGGACTTGAAGATGTTGCAATAAAACTTCCTTTATTACTGTAATCATATAAAGTTGTTCTATTTCTTATTTCATATTCTCCAACTTCTAATCCTTCATCCTCTAACATTAAATGTGTATTAGGTAAATTTGTTCTATCATTCCACCTAGGTAAATGAACCCTATCTATAAAAGATTGATATTTACTAAAGGAAATATCAAAATAATAAGTTTGAAATACATCTAATTTTAAATATAGTTTAGTATTATATTCATTTACATATTCTCTTTCAATTATAAAATAATATTCTATTCTGTTTTCATCATTTACAAAATAGCAATAATTGCAATATAATAATTTATTATCATAATAATTCACGGGAACTATTACTGTTTGTCCTTTCTTTAAATGCTTACATTCTTTCATATAATACAGGCATTTAGAATTAAACCATTGTAGCTGACTTTGTTTATTTTTAAAATTAACTGTATGCTCATGGTTAACATCTAACATATAACAATTACATAAATATACTATATTATCGTCCATTTTTAAAACCTCCATTACTATCATATTTTACTATATAGCAAAAAAGATGTACATTAAGTACATCTTTAATTTTTATGCTAAATAGAATTTAATTGCATTAGCGAAGTGGCAACTTGCTATTATTCCCCATCTATCGAACCATATGTTCGTATATTTAGCTTGAGGATTTCTGAAACTTTCTGACTCGTTTAGTGTTTCATATAATTGAATTGCATCTTTATCTATTAAGTAGAATAAAGCGTCAGTATCTTCTACATATGGCTCAGATGAAGCGTTAGAACCGGTATTAACTTTTTGGAAGTTATCTATGTCTAATACTCTTGTAGGTAATTCAACTTTAGAAATATTAAAAGCATTTGCTAATTGTTCAACATCTAAGAAAGCTGAAATATCAGCAGGCACAAATAAATATAAGTCAGATGGTCTGCTGAAAGTCATTACTCCTTGAGCATTATAATTGTTAGATAAGAATTTTAATTTTTTAACATATGCTTTTACTGTAGTAGTAATTACATTAGCTTTCTCTTTAGGTGTCATAGCAGTATATGCAGATTTACCAATTTTAACTTCTGCACATTTTAGATTAGCCAAAGCGTGTTTAATCATTAAGAATTGGTCAAACTCTGCTCCTGTTAATGGTGCTTGTAATATTCTTGCAGTCATTTCACTTAAACCATTAGCATTTCTAAATGCACCTTTTAATTCTTCATCAGATATAGTTGTTGGATATTGTTGTTGGAAATTTTCAGTATGATATTCAACTTTAACATTAGGTGTTTGTCTACTTAATAAATCTGATGCTAAATTATTTGCATTTGTTTGTCTTGACCTATCCTTACCCTTTACTATATCAATAAAGATACTTTCAATTGATTTACCGTAAGGAAGTTGTCCACGGTTAAACATCTTGTAAGGATTTTCCCATACCTTATTGAAGAATAATTGTTTACTTACTTGATTAGTAAGTACATTAACAAACTCATTTTTTGCAGATGGATAACTTGTAACTGTTTCACCAATTTTTTTAATATTTCCGGCAGTAACTGTTCCTATTCTGTCTTTAAATTCTTGACTTGCGGCATTTGAAAGTGCTTTAACAAATGTAACATTATCTATCGCCATTATATATCACCTCTTAAAAAATTTTATTTATTATATCATCAAAAGTTACTTCATTATCATCTTCTTCATGTTTACCTTGATTAGATTGATTATTGTTAGTAACTTGTTCAAACAATTCATAGTTTTTAATTTTTAATCTTTGTATTTCATCTTCATATTTCTTATTTCCATCTTCATAAGTTTTTATTTTTTCATCTGCTCCATTTTTAGCTATTACTAATTCATCATATTTAGCTTTTAAATCTTCATATTCTTTATTAGCAACTTCTAAATCTTCAAACATTTTATTCCCTCCTTCCACTTGTAAACTTAATTATACTACCAATCATTGACCTGGTTAGTCTATGGTAGTATTATAAGTTTGCAAGTAACCAAAATAATTAACCGTGGTATCAAACACAAAATACTATTGGTACGCTCTTCACGTAGATAACCCAATAAGTATAATTAATTCTATAATTTTGTGTTACCATACATATTATATTATATTCTAAATATAATAAAAAAGAGTACAATAATTGTACTCTTTTATTTTATTACTCATTATTATCTTTATTTAATAATATATCTAATGATACTTTTTGCCTATATAACACTTTTTTTAATTTAACTTGTTCATCTTTGAGTAATTCTATTGATGAAATAATTTTATTTTCTTCTTCTACTAATCTTTCAATATCAACATACTCAGGTTCTTTACAAAGTTTATTTATCATTTTTTGTTTCTTTTTTAAATTTTTCATATCTATTTTATTGGCTTCTAATATATTTTCTATTGTATCAATTAAATTATAAATTTCTTCTTTTAACATATCATTATCACCTATTTTCTATATCCTTTTTTGTTATATTTTTTATTATCTTTCTTTTCTTCAAGTTCTACAAATTTAAGTATTTCTAAATCATTAACTATAATTTGAAAATAGTTTTTCCAGTTTCCCTCATCATCTTGAATTGAATTATAATCAACTTGACCATCTATTAATACTTTAGCACCTTTTAATAAATATTTTTGTAAACTTTCTACTCTATTACCAAATAAAACTACTGGATAAAATTGTGTTTTGGAATTATCTCCATAACCTATTTGTACTGCAATTGTAAATTTACCAACTAAAACATCTTTTTTTGTAACATTAACCTCCATATCCTTTGTTAAATTCCCTGAAATAATTACTTTATTCATAAATATAAACCTCCATTAAATTATAATTATTGTATGTATCGGTGACTTTTTGTCACCATTTATATGAACAGAGAGAGAAAAAATGAAAAATATAATTTAGTTTAACGTCATCACGGACTATGTACTAAGAAGAGAAATTATTCTCTTCTCACAGTTTTGCTTTTAGGCAATAATTCTAAAAACTAATAAGATAAATAAATAAATTAATAAAAGATAGAAGGAAAATTAATAAAGTTAAGAGTTAATTAGTTAATATATAATAAATATTTGTTATATTATATTATACACTTTTTATTAAAGAAAAAAGTACATAAATATTATTTATTTTCAGGTAATTTTTTTGATAATTTATCAATTACACTTTTATATACATTAATTATTTTATAGTAATCATCATAACTAAACATTTTATTTAAATGTGATAAGTCTTGTAATTGTCTTAATTCTTGTACACCTATTGTTTCATAATCAACTGTAATATAATCTTCATTCATAAATACCCAACCTCCTATAATAAATTTCTTATTATTTGTAAATACATACCTATTACAAAAGCTAATGCAGATAACCAACCTATACCAATAATCCAACCAAACCAATAGAATATTTTATAATTAGTAATATAATATAGTAAAATAAAAATAGTTAATAATATCATTCATATCTCTCCTTTTTAATTTTTATATGGAATATTCATAAATTTGCATACTTCTTTAAATCCTAGTTTCTCCATACAATAATTGTATAGTTGTGGATGTGTTTGCTCTAATCTTTGGTATCTATTAGGTTCTTTTTCTAGATGTACCCCAAACCCACAATATATACATCCGGTTCTTTCACATTTAGTTGTAGAATAAACACCATCTTTACAAATAACTTCTCCATAAGCTTTGTTAATATTTAATTTATTATCATATATATATTTTAGTATGTCTTGCTCTTTCCAAAATCCTAAAGGAATTGAAGTTGGTCTTTTACTATTAAAAGCGTTACATCCTGTTTTTAAATAACTTTGTTGTCTTAGTGAGCTTTCTTCTGCGAGAGTACCAATAAATGGAACTCTTCCAGTTTCTTTCTCATACCTTTTAACGGGTTCTTTTTTCATTATAAGACAACATCTATGAGTTACTTTAAATGGTGCGTCAATTAAATAATACCACTTTTTAGACAGTTTAAATCTACCCTGTGCATCACCTTCTAATCTTCTTATTTTCATCTTTTCCGTGCTATTTCTTATATCATCTAAATAATTAGCTTGTTCTTTGCTAACCATAGGATAACCATATTTTTCAATTACTTGCTTAAAACTCATTTTTGGCCTTAATATAGTTACATTATCTATTGTTTTTACAAATTCTTTAGTTTCGGGATATTCTAAACCGGTATCAATAAATACTCCTGGAATATTAGGATTAACTTGTCTAACTAAATCTAATAATACTGTGCTATCTTTTCCACCGGAAAATGAAATATAAACTTTATTCTCTCCAAAATAGTCAATCCATTCTTCTATTCTTCTTTTTGTTTTCATAATTTTAATATCTAATGGTAATGATTGTAACATTAATAATTCTGTTTTATTCATTTTATTTTTCTCCCTATAATAAATTTATTATTATTGGTAAATACATACCTATTACAAAAGCTAATGCAGATAAATAACTAATAATCATAATATATGCTATCCAATAAAATATCTTCCAATTAGTAATATAATATAATAATAAGTCAATTAATAATATTAACATAAAAACCACTCCTTAACCATAATAATGGCCACGTAATTTAATTTTTTTCCAATAATCTATAGAATAAACTCTATCTTTAGTTTCTCTTATTCCATAACAATTATAAATCGCTTTAACTCTAATTTGAGTGTCACTAATTTTTTCTTCACTCAATATTTTTTCTATTTCAATCCTTAATAAATTCATTCAAATCTCTCCTTTTTATTTATTATTTGTTATCTCTTTCTTTAATTATATTATATGATATTTGGTTAGTTTTTGCAATAGATTTTGGATAAATATTTGTAAGTTTTTATCGACATTTTATGCAGAATATTTGTCGAATTTATTAGTGTGCTTTGTTCATTATTTGAACATTGTTATGATGTATTTATTACTTCTTATGTGATATTTGTTATCACTTAATGTGGTTGGTGGGGGAATGCACATTTACAATGGTATTATAGTACCCCCCAGATCGGAAGAGCGTCGTGTAGGGAAAGAGTGTAGATCTCGGTGGTCGC